GCGTGCTGATCAGCCTGACTTGCATGGTGATGAAAGCTAGCCACCTTGGCGTGATCTCCCCAAGGATCCCCAAACTTTGGTGCTGCGCTCTTTGCTTCTTCCATGTACCACGGATTAAGGTGTCTGAACATGATCAGCCCTCGTATCCATCGACCTTGCGTAGCTTGAGGAAGCATGAACCACCGCTTCCGCCAAAAGCAACAACAATGTCGAATGAGTTGTTTTGATCTTCGACCATTCCCTTGGCGTTCAGGTCCATTTCACCTGTACCGTAGACAGTAAGAACCGCCTCTGAATTGCGAGTAACAGACATTGAACCAGTGCCGGTCTGTACAGACCACAATAGCTTTTCGATAGTCACCCGCGCACCAGTACCTAGTACAGCAGTGCCTGCTGCGCCCGTGCCACCAGTGCCTACAGGAATAAACGAGACTGCTGGCGCCGCGGTATAGCCCGAACCGTAGCTAGTCATCTGAACAGCCGTCACGGCACCTGTTGATAGAACTGCAACACCTTGGGCGCCCCAGCCAGAGAAGCCAGTAGCAGTTGAGAATACAACTTGTGGCGGTGCCGTGTAACCAGTACCAGTAGTGCCCATTGTTACGGAAACGACACCAGATGCAATTGTCTCTGAACCTAGCTTTAAGTCCGTAGCAACAGAAATCGTTGCCGAGTCGGCCGACGCAGACGTAATCTTTACGTTTGCATCATTGTGCGTCAGCTTGAGAATCTTCTTGGTAGCAGCCATTTGTTACTCCTTATTCAGCCTCTACAGAACCATTCTCAGCGGAAGGTACGTCTGTTTCGGCGTCGGTTTCTTGCGAACCATACACAGCAGCAGCCACCTCTTGGCGGCGTGCATCTAGGGCAGCAGTAAGCTTGTCACCCATAATGTCGTTGAAAACGTCTCCTGCACCAATCATGTTCTTTGTGGCAATGCTGGCAACCAAATCACGGATACTTTGCAAGTCCATAGTCATTTCCTTTATGATAGATCAGAGTGAAACTTACCCTTCATGCTCATGTGCATCTTAGTTGCACCGCGCATGACTCGGGTAGAATTGGCTGTCTTGCTGATACGTGGATCTGGCTTGTCCTTGTCCACATCTGAAATTGAATGGTACATCTTGCGTCCCTTTGAGTCCTGGGACAAGATGCTCGCATTGCTGTATCGGCGACCATCATCAGGCATCTGACGATGTAGATCGGACTTGTAATCTGTACCAAGGATTTTGTGGCCTTGTGCCTTCAGGTCAGCTATGTGTTTCTTCGCAGCATCGACGGGCTTCTCTGCATGAGTCCACACATTGTATGCTTCTGTGACAAATTGCTTTAGTGAAATCATCTTAGCCCCCTTGTTGCATGTTCTGTTGCGGCTGCGGCTGTCCCATTTCACCTGTATCCTGCATTCCAGGAGACATTGGAGGACCAATTGCACCACCAGCCTGATTGACCATTGCCTGCTGCTCTTCTCCCATTTGTTGGTCCATCTCTTCCAAATCCTCGTCGCTTTGACGTAGAATGTGACGACGTACCCATTCCTTCGAATAGTACATCCCAACAAACGGCTGCATCTGTGTTACCAATTCAATTCGTTGACGCTCAACTTCCAAATCAGTGATTTCGCTATAGAAAATGTCCTGTACGAAATCGAAGCGAATCTTCTCCTTGATTTCCTTCCAGTCATCTTCCGACAGAATCCTCTTTGTGACTAGCTGAGTTTTCAGCAGATCATAGAACAACTCACCGAACCTGTTACGCAGACGATCAATGAATTTTGAGAACTTGATTTCGTCACGCGAGATTTCTTGGCCGCGGGCGAAGTTGAATGGTTGATCAGGCAATAGACGAGAAAGTGGTACATTCAACGACTGGTAAAGCTTCTTTTGGAAATACTGAATGTCATCAATCTGACTTAGATTGTCGCCACCCTTCAGGGTGTCAATTTCAGTTCCACGACCACCTTCTCTACGAGGTAGCCAGAAGTCTTCCAGCATCGAAAGGTACTTTTTGTCGTCACGAATTTCACCTGTCTGTGCATCGTAAACCATCTTGTTACGATACTTGTTCATGATATCCTTCATGTATTGCTCTGCCTTGATCTTAGGCAGATTACCAATATCAATGTAGAATACCCTACGCTCTGGTGCTCTTGCGAGTCTATAGATCACCAGACTATCTTCGACCATTCGCAGCTGGTTCACTGGCTTGATGGCCTTGTGTAGATATGACATGACGATGTTCTTGTCAATGTCCACATAGCCACTCGGCACGAACGTAATAGCTTCAGGCGCAATTTTCAGCCCTTGTGCTGTCAACGTTCCTGCCTGACCAGGAGCAGATGCGACTAGCCCCTTTTCGTTAAAGATGTAGTATTCCTTTACATCTGTAACGATTTCTGTATTCGTTTGAGGCTGTCTCGTTTTCTTGACTTCTCGGATCTTCTTGATCTTACGTGGGTCAATGAAACGAACCTCCTTTATACCCTCAGTTGGCTTAGTCGAATCCACAATCTTGTGGTAGTACAATCGACCATCAACATACCAACGACGGTAAATCTCATGGGCACGCAGCGAGAAGTTGAGTAGTTTCAATACCCCTTCAAACTCCTGCGTGATCATTCCACGGATGTTGTCAGAAAGGACTTCTTTCAAGTCCTCCATGTTCAGCTTGACAATCACCCCTTCCTTATCCTTCACGATGCTCTCGTTCACGATATCTTCGATTGCATTGTCTACGTCTGCATACATTGCAATTTCACGATACTTACGGATAAGGTCCGACTCATTCTTGATATTGCCCTCAACATCAAGATAGGTGCCAAAATATCCACCAGCGTTGACGATTGCGCTACCGTCGTCCGCCTCTGGTGGAACAAACGAAGGAATGTCTGTTATGGTATCAGACGCCTTCTTGTTCCTCTTGATATCAAAGCCAAAAATGCTAAAGTCAAGTGCCATATTGTATCCAAGGGAAGGGTTGGAGGATCTGGTCCTCCAACCCTAGTTCAATTAACCAGTCGTGTTGCTGGTCCAGAATTGGTACACGAACGTAACTTGGAACTGCTCAATTACGTTGTTCGCGTCATAGGCTAAGTCGATTGCGCTGATCTGTGTAGGCATCAGCCCTTCGAACGTATAGCTCTTGATACGCTCACCAGAACGTGCCAGTTGGTGCACCAAAGCACGCGACTGATAGTCCGATGGGTTAGTCAAGCCGACGTTTGTCAGGTTGTTGTTGATCGCTTGTTGCCATTGTTCCATAGCATTGCGAATCAGGAAGTCGGTATCATTCAGAACCGTAACTGCCCATGGTTCAAATGTACGTTCACCTGCTGTATACACAACACGACCACGGAACGGTGCTGGGGCAACGTCAAGAACAGACGATGGCAGCGAAGCTGCCATCACCATGAACTGAGACTTTTGACCAGCAAGCGAGCCTAGTGTTACGAATGTTGGAAACGTAAGCTCAACTTCAAATTGGTTTGGGCGGGCGCCTCCACCAATCAGTTGGGACTTAAACTCTGAAATTGTCTTTGCAGCCATCTATTTCTCCTTAGCTATCTCAAAGATTAGGCGCCAACTTCGCTGAACGAAACACCAGTCTTGGTGGCGATGAAGTTCAGGGTGATGAAGTTGATCGAACGAGCTGGCTTCAAGTAGATATCAGCGATGAACTCATTGCGGTCGATGACCTCACCTGTGTTGTTTGTTTCGTCGCAAACAACCTTGAAGTCAATAAGACCCCGACGACCTTGAACGTCACGCAAGAATGGCTCGACCATGTTGCGGAACATTGCACGGGTAAACTCGTCGTTGAATTCGAACAGTTGATACTTGGCAGCCTTGGCGATTGCCTTTTCAAGGATGATGAACAGACGACGCACGTTGATACGGTCAAATGCGCTTGGCTTCGCTTGAAGTGTCTTGTCGCCAAACAACACAGTACCGTCACCAGGGAACGTAGTAACTGGGTTCACACCGTTGATGTATAGCTTGTCACGCTCTGCCTTGTTAGGCGAGAATGCAAGCTTCACAACGTTCTTGATGCGACCGCGGTTGAAACCACCTGGAGAGAACCATGGGTCGGCGATCATATCTGTACGAGCGCACAGACCAGCCATGTCACCGTTCAATGGGATCCAACGAAATACGTCGTTGTACTTGTCATATTGATACTTCCAGCCGCTGTCCATTACTGCGTAGGACGAAGAGCCTAGCGCGTTGCGCGAGAGAACGATATCGTCAGCTTCGACGCCTACGTTACCCTTAACGTCTGTCAACAGGGGCGACACGAACACGACGCAGTCCTTACGAACTTCGGCAATGTTGTCGATGACATACTGAGCCAGAACCATTGACGCACCACCAGTTGGCAACAGCGAAATGTCATACAAGTCGTCATTGACAAAGATATCCCAACCTAGTTCGCGGTCAGCATCTACCACACCATCTTCGTCTGACACACCGCCAATTAGGGTGTATGCAACACCTTCATCAGCCGCTGTTGGGTTGAGATTCATAAACTTGGCTGTTGGTGTAACGGCAGTCAATAGCGAACCTGGAGAAAGCGTGTTGTTCACGCTAGGCTGTGGGTTAGACAGCACAACAGTAAACGTTGCGCCGTTGCCAGTAGCCACCGTAACAACAGGGGCCGATGTGTAGCCAGAACCTGGGTTTGTGATGATTGCGGCACCAAGAGTAACCAAGCCACCACCATCGATCACAATCGTACCAGCCGCACCAGAACCGCCACCACCAGTAAAGATCAGAGCCTGTGTACCAGGCGTGTAACCTGTACCTGCACCAGTTGCCGTTACGCTAACGATTTCCGAAGTAGTTACTTCGTGATCAGTCCACCAGATGTACTTGGATTCGTTGTTGACAACGTTCTTGTAGTAGTTCGAAGTGCCATCTGCACGCTTTGCGTCAGAAGCCTTAGAAATGTTCGGGAATGTCTCAAGAATCGTGCCCTTTGTACCAGACCATAGACCTTCAGAGTCGATGACCATGATATGCATTTCATCGTTGGCATCGGAAACACCAGTACGATCTTCAGCATATTTCGTGGTACCTGGGCGCAGGAATACATCCTTGACGAAATTGGTGTCGGAGTATTCTACGAGGTCGTAGGCATTTTGCGAAGCCATGGAGTCGACCATGACCACCTTCAGCGAATTGCCCTTGACACCAGGATACTTCGCAGCCCAAGGACCAACAGCAAGCTGGCCATCAGCAGCAGTATCTTCGTAGTCAATTTCGTTTTCGATCAGAACAGCAGTTCCCGAAGCCACGGCATTCACAGCGAGCGAGCCGGCAACGCGGACGATCTGCAAGTTATTACCGTATGCAAGGAAGTTAAGTGCTGTGTAGAAATCGACAAAGGTATCCGCGTTTGGTCGACCGAACGTTGAGGTCAGAGTATCCTCTGACGACACAAGACGGACTTCCTTTACAGGGCCCCATTCAAAGGCACCTACGAATGCACCTGCTGTCGTGGCAACTGCTGGAACGATACCGGTAAAGTCTTTTTCGACAACCAGTACGCCTGGGCTAACTTGAAAGGCCATGGATTTTCTCCTATTGTATTACCCTGCTTGGGACCTGAATAGTGTGATTAGAAAGCCGGGTCGCGGTTCTTCACTTTCGTCAAAGTATTTATCATTCACCGTTTTTCTAAACGGCAAATCTAGCTTCGCGCCAACCACAAAGAATCGTCGTCTTCCGCGACTAACCACTGATCACGACCGTATCCCATGGGGAGTTTTTGATCGTTTACCCCATCAGACACGATCCCAAACGGGGTTATGTTTTGCTCTAGCTCTTGCATCTGTCTTTCGTAAAGAGAAGTCCTCAGGACTGTGTTCGTCAGATTCTTGAAGTAGTCCTGATTGACCATCCAGGCAAATAGGACTAATGACATTGCCAGGTCGTCGTTACAACCCTCTTCGGCAGCATATGTGTCTTTGTCTAAAACAAACGTTGATAGCTCACCGATCACATCAATGTCATTGATCAAAAGCTTGTGATTTTCGACTAGGTTTTTCAAGAGGGTGCAACCCAGACGCTTGACTTGCTTGGACGTTTTCACGCCCTTCTGTAAGGTCACCCCTTGTCTACCAAAGCCGTTTCCAACGACCTGACCATTCTTTGCGTCCTTGGCGACCCAAACTATGTTGTCATACTCCAGATCGTTATGCAGAATGTCAGCCACCTGCTGACCGTTGTCGTTGATTTCTACTAGAACGTGCGCGTTGTTGTATGCCTTCCCTGTGTTGAAAACGACCGAAGGATACAATAAAGGAGAAACGTCGTTGTCGCGATATTTAGCTACCGAGCGATATGGCATTTCCGTAATGTCGATCACCACAAATGCAGAGTAGTCCAGCCCGATACCGCGCGAAGTATCGCAGACAATGGTGTAGATGTGCCCAGGCTGTGGAACTTCTATAATGTCCAGATGATCCTTTTCGTGGATCGGACGTTCGAAAGCCATCGCCCGAAGGACATTCGGATCGATGAGCGTGTCCATAGAACCAAGGAACTGACACTCAAATTCTTGCTGGAATTGGCGCAGCGATGTGTTCTCAATCGTCTGCTTCTTCCATGCTTCGTCGCGACCAGGAACATCCCACCAGTTGATTTCGATTGGGACGTAGCTGTTGCGGGCGCCCTGCTTGTCAGTCGCATCCATCCACATCTTGTAGAACAGATTGCCCATACCGTTCGGGGTCGAAACGATGATGACCTTAGACGACTTACCAGACGAAATCGTTGGGTACACAGAGTTGAAAAACTGCTCTTGCATGTTTGGCTGGACGAACGCGAATTCGTCTAGCAGAATTGCGTTGTACGATCCACCACGCGCCGCACTTGACGACGTTGCGGTAGCAACAATCTTGGACCCGTTCTCTAGCTCAATTGAACCCTTGTTCCACGACAGAATGCCTTGCTGGATCCAGATAGGCAAATACTCATAGGCAAACTTGATCTTCTCAAGCAGGGCTCTCGCCAAGTCGCCACGGTTGGCGAGAATGGCAATACTCTGCTGACCACGAAACAAGATCATCCAAAGAAAGTAGCCCACAACTGTGGTCGATTTGCCTGTCTGACGAGGAAGCTTGCAGATGGTGAAACGGTTCGCGTCGAATGTCTCGACCATGTTTGCCTGAAACGGCCACATTTCGAACGGCACTAGACCCTCATCGATGTTGACGATTCGCATGTACGTTCTAAGGAAGTACACGGGATCTGTGGAGCACTTTAGGTACTCCTTCACCTGATCAGAGGTGAACTGTACTTCTACGTTAGCAGCCTTTAGCTTCGGGTTGCCAAGATAGTGCGTGGGCCCACGCTTCTTCTTTTTCTTTGATGGCAGGCTGACTGCTTGCGTGGTCATTGGTCGATGACTTTGTTTTCGGCTCTTTTTGCCCTGATAAGCGCCTGTAGCTCGTTCGTAGAGCCAACAAAGATGGCGTTGTCAATGTGAGTGTCACCGCCAGATTCTGGGGCCTCACCAGTGACTTCTTGTCTTTGCTTATGAACCGCTAGCAATTCCTTTGCCGACTCGCCGACCGTCTTGATCATCTGACCCAAGACTTCGTAGGCTCTAGGATGCTCAGAGGTCTTTGCCAGATTCATGATGCCGTCAAGGGCCTCCGACGATTTGGTGACCAAATCGCGAATAGTAGCGCGTGCAAGCTCGTAGTCGTCCTGCACCTCGTCGCCTGATGACGGCTGTTCGATGACTGCTGGTAGCTGAGGTTCTTGCGGTACAACTTCTATCGGTAGCGGCTTGTTGATGATGTGGCTCACATCGTCATCGATCATATCTTTTCCCATGTCTCAATAATAGTGAACTCATCCGTCGGCTCTGCGTCAATAGGATCAACTGTTGCAGTGTATCTTTCGTTGTCGCCTTCAACAACGTAGCCAGGCATGTTCGGGTAGACTGTCGCGATGGCCTTCTTGATGACGCCACTAGTGTAGACAGGACCGTACATATTGACTTTTGCCGTGAAGTCTAGTGTCCAAACGATAGACGTTCTTTCTTCGTAGTTGCCTTCAAACACATCATCGTATGAAACTCCATTTAGCGTGATAGGCAAATGATGCTTCATATTCATTGTTGGAATGTCATTCACGGTCACGACGTACTCTGGATTGAAGAATGGTAGAATTTGCTCAAGAATCTGCAATCCATCGTCTTGGTTCTTGACTAGAATGTGAAGCTGAAAGTGTATGTTCCACGGCGCAGGGTTGTACTGCGAATTCATCGATGTTGTGGTAGTAACATGCTTCATCCTAGCAGTAGGTGCCACCTTTCTCGCCCCATCGTAGCCAATGTTGACGATTTCGAAGCCCAGTCTAGGAACAGACATTTCAACTTTTCCAGCAGTAGACAAGTTGGGTTGCTGACGAATACGCATCAGGAACTTTTGCTTTGGACCATATGACAGAGGCACTTTCAAGGTCTGCGCCACTGCCTCGACTGAATCCCTGCGCTCAATGTAGATATTGTTGAACAGGGTGCCGAATGCGACGACCGTCTTTCGGATCGTGCTGTGGTAGAAAATGTTGTTGTCAATCATAGCCTTACGTCACCAAACGGATTGACTTCGGACCAATCAAGGAACTCGTCGTCCGCCGTTGCAATGTTGTCGTTGTCTGTGTTGGCAAGTTGACCACCAATATCAAACTCTGCAAAGACAAGAGGATCACCAACTTCGGTAATCAGAGGATCGCCATTCTCTGCAAGGACGTTATATGGAAGAACCTCTTGACTAAAGACTACTGGAATCTCGTCAATCGCGCCGATGCCTGTGCTAAAGTTCTCTGAGCTGTACATGAACAATTCACAGTTCATTTCCCAGACATACAACTTGCCTACCTGATAGAATGGGTTTTCGTGTTCTGTGAATTTGATTTCGAATAGGCTATTCGATGCAGGCAGGTAGATCAGATCGCCTTCAGAAGGACGTTCTGGCAGAATACCCAGGCCGCGCTTTGCCAAAGCCTGATCGTATCGCGCCCGCGCACATACGAAGGTTGCTCGGTCGCGAATTTCAATCCCGAAGTTACGCACAAACTCGCCGTCACCACCATACCCATTGACGTTCTTAAGGTACATTTCAAGTGGGACAGCATATTCGAATTTCGACAGGACGTCCTCACCAAATAGATCGTCCTCTTTGACAAGCTTGCGAGGCATATAGTATACGTCGAATCCATAAATCTTCAGGGATTCGATGATAATGTCCTCTAACACCCGTTGCTCGCTGGTGCGACCTCCAGGAATGCCCGACTGAAAGTAGACGTTAGTTGCCATTAGCCAACCATGAAGTCTACTGGCAATTGATGACTATTCACCATGCGCGCCTTGATTTCCTCAAGCTCAGACATGGCTTCATCATAAATCTTTTGACCGTTTAGCGTGACACCACCAGGTAGCTGCATCCCCTCAAACTTCTTGAGGTTGTTACCCCATTGACGCTTCACAAGAGCGATGTAGAACTCTTTTAGGATACGGTCGTTGTAGACCTCGACCCATGTTTCAGGATCTAGAATGGCCCATGCCTCGACAACCAGCCAAGTTCCGATGTTCATCTTGCCTGTCCAGTCTGCATTCAGATACAGACGATTCTGATGGCGATTGAATTGAAACGTGGTGTCAGGCTTCAAGAAGTGGTTGATCATTGCCAGGTGTGACTGTACTTGCGTGTAGTAGAGCATGTTGACGTTCGTCAAGGAGAACATATCGTTCAACATGATCTGGTAACGAACATCAAACATATTCCAATCGCCTGTGTTTTCAAAGCTGATCGGAAGAATTCGGTTCACACCGATGATAGCATCGGTGACTGGAATGGACCGTTGTTCAACGTCCCCGACAGTCACAACTGCGGTGGCTGGGCTGCCCGTGGCCGCAACGGTAGCGGTCTGTGCGCTCTGGCTACCAGTCAAGACTTCGTTGGGTAGTAAGGTACCACCCAACGTTCGGGTGATTAGCTTTGTTGTTCCACCAACTGCCGCAAGAATGAATGCCGTGCCAGAAGTACCAGCAGTTACGGTCTCGCCAACGACGAAAAGGGACGCATCACCTGATCCGAGCGTGACTTCGCTCCCAGTTACCTGGTGCTTTAGATAGACCTTTTCGACACCATCAGAGTGGTAGTCGCGGAACCACTCTAGAGCCTCGTCTAAGCGGTCGTTGCATTGATCTTCGGAAACGTTGATTTCGACAACGTCCTCACCCAATGCTCGCAATGCATAATCGATTAGGGCTGCTCTGGAAGCAATAGCCATAAGAACCTCGTTTAGTTATCGGCCCCGTGCGAGGCTCTTATGCTATTTATGCCTTTATGCTACTGGGTTTTTGCCCTCTACTAGCAAAGCAAACGGAGCATAGACAGGGATTCTGAATTTCTTGTGCGCCGCCTTTTTCATGGTGACGACTTCTTCAGACGAAATCTCGACAGTGCTCGGCCCGTCTTTCTTGTTCAGGGCCTGCTCAATCCTGACGGCTAGATTCCAACGCTCTAGCTTTTGGGTTTCAGACATGCTAGAATCGTCGTCCGCTTGATGTAGCAGAGCCTCAATTGCAATAGCACCAATCGTAGCGGGACCAAAGATAGGATTGCCAGCCTCGTCCTGATTTACAGGGATCTGCAACATTTCACCGTTTACAGCAACCAACGTTTTTCTAACATCTAACAGCATCTTCATCTCCTTATGATAAAGTGGCATATCACCACAGTCTAGTTACTTATGTGACTTCAAACGATCTACTTCCTCGCTCAGTTCCTTCACAGCCGAAACCAAGAACGGAATCAATGCTGTGTCGGACATACCCAGAAACTCTTCCATGATAGGCAGCGATTCGTCTGGAGTTTCAACTTCCGTACTCCTGTCCTGGATATGTGGATTTGTTCGGATCATGTTCTTCTTGATGATCGAATTCACCGCCGCCTTATTCTTACTCCGGAAAACACTCTCTACCTCCTGGGCCAAGAAACCAACGCACTCTTCCTTTTCGAATTTATGAACTGGGTGTTCCTTCCAGAAGAAGGATACTGGATTCAGTTCCTTGATAACAGACAATCCGTCTGTGATCGACGTTACCCGTTCCTTGTATCGCGCATCAGAAGTGGCGATAGTCGCGTTGGTTGCATAAATTTGTGAATTGACCTGAAGCCTATAGGCCCCATTGCTTGTTGTGTAACCAATCAACAAATAGCCTTCGGGGCTAATACGCATAGCCTCGGCTCTAGTGGCAGAGTTGTCTGGAGTTACATCAAATGCAATATAGGTCGGATGGTCGGTAGAAGCACAAGTCGCGTGTGCCGCCAACGTAATAGCGGCCGTATTGGCGTATGTCGAACCATCCCACGTGCGACACATGATCGCAAACTGACGACCAGCGACCGATGCCGTAGGAGAGGCGCGCGTGCCGGCATGAGTTGACCCCATGAATAAGTTAGACGTTACTGAACCATATCCCAGAAGATGCACTCCATATTTGCTGCTTGATTCCGAAATAATAGTGTAATGCCCGGTTGATTCTGTTGTAGAACCAACAGTTACCTGGCACATATAGTCCCTCGCAAAAGAATACCCCCAATTGCTTGCAAAAGCGGAACCTGAAGTACCAGACGCATCATAGTATAAGTCTATCACCTCACCCAAATAGATCATAGCCGCGGCGGCAGTTGATATACACTTGTATCCTGCATTATAGTATACGTTCTTTGCTAGAATCAAATCACCACGTGCTGTAACTAAACTGGCACTAGGCATAACAAAATGGCTATAGGAAGCCGTAGATGGAATGGTAGCATTACCTATTGCCCAATTTGTCAAGCCTTCGTGGACGATGCGGTAAGAGACCGCGCCCAGCGACCAGCCACCGACACGCAATTCGCTGGCAACCAAACCAAAGTTTACGGCGTATGCGCCAGCATTGTGAAATGTTACCCCGGCAAATTGGTCGGCATCTGCGGTACCAGTATTATAGAGTTGAACAGCCCCTGCACCACCAATAGTAGTAATGACGGCCCAATCGCCATTAAATGTGCCTTGAGCATATGATGTAATGACTCCCTGAACCGTAAGAGCCTCGACGGCATGCGTAAGTTGAAATCTACTGCTGCCATTGAAGTAGATAGCGGCGGTCGAGCCGCTATTGAAATACACATAACCAGCGTAGGTGTATAGATTTGTGTTGGCTATGATTGTAGAGGATGAATAGATTACTCCAGTGACCTCTAATGGATAGGTCGCCGCAGTTAATTGCCCAATACCCACACCACCGCCATTAGGATTCAAACAACGTGGATACTAGACTGCCTGATTGGCTTGAGCATGGACCTGAATCCATGAAGCGCCTGTACTGTTCACACCGAAATCGTACGCCACGCCACCCATATGAAGGCGCATTGCGGTCGTCGTTGTACTAGTCCCTGAATTGGGCGGGACACCGTAGTGGGAAACAGAGTACACGCCAAACAGCTGGCCATTACCAGATGTTGTTGAGTTTACTAATACAGACCCACCACGTGGGTTCAAGTATAAATCAGAAAGCGAGGGAGCGGATGGATCAATTGACCGAGTTTGAACCCATGCCGGACCATTATTACTACCAAAATCAAGAGCCCAAGAACCACCTGTATGAATCCGAAGTCCTATTGCTGGATCTGATTCAGAATTTGTTGCGTGAGGTAAACCTGCTGTCGGAATCTTTGCACGGATAGCACCTTCAACACTTAGTTGTTCGGCATTTGTGGTATTAGTAGTTCGGTTGATTAGCA